AAAGTCTGTGACCTCATCCCAAAACTTTAATTTGTTAAAACAGTTACTATTCAAATTAGTTACGTAAGGAGCATTGCCGTCAAGCGTAGTGTTAATCTTTTCTACTAACGCTGACACAATTGAACTACGACGACTCATATTGACACACTCCTTAAGCGATTGGCAACTTGGGTGGTGGCGATTTCGCGTATAGACTTAGCGATTAACAGTTTGGGGTCTCGCGATTTTGGGGAACTTTGACGTCCGCCTTGGGAAAACGTGGCATAGGGATTTTTCATGTAACTATAAAACGCAGTTATCATGCCTTCGCGGCTTTCCGTCATACGCTCAACTTTAACCGATTCAGCAAAACGTCCGGTTCGCAAATTTAATACATCTTGGCGTTCGCCACGACCCATGTTTGCTTTAACGCGTTCCACAAGTGATTGATTGATTAAATTTTGTAAGTTGACTAAGTTTAGGGTTTCTGCTTTTCTTGCAGTTATTTTAGGTACTGCTTTTACACTAGCAATTAACTTTTTTACAGAAGCTTTTTCTTTTTTAATTTGCTGCTGCAACCCGCTTTTTGCAACTTTAATTTTTGCGGTGTTAATTTTTACAAAAGGAATAGAGTATTGTTTGTCTGTTACTTTATTGCCTTTAATACTTTCAACTATAGTTTCTGTTATCATATCAATTAATGAAGGCGATCCTTTACCTTCAATTAATGATTTTAGAAATTGTTCTCCGGAACCGCCTGTAAACTTAAGACCTGTTTTTGCCACGGGCAAAGATCCAGGATTGAAAAATTTTCGTAAAGCTTTAGATAGTGGGCCTTGGGCTCTTCCCGCCTCTTGATTATCATTTCTAATCTGAAGTTCTACTAAATACTTGTTGCGTCTTTTTTTATAGCGAGAATAAAGTGTATAGCTTTCATCTTTTAAATTAGAAGTGTCTAAGTCTTGCTTCTCTAAATCTTTTGCCAGCTGATCTAATATACTAATTAAAAGGTTTCTGCCTCTTTCATCCATAGAAGTATTATTTCTTAAACGCTCTTTAATATCTTCTACTTTTTTAGGAAAAATGCCGTATACATGACCACGATCAAAAAAGTCTGAAATATTAATTTTAGGATTTTTGCGTCGGGCTTCTTCTAATATTTCCTTAAAGCCTTTTTCTAGTATAGTATTAATTGTTTCAAAACTTACTCTGGGATAGTATATAGCTTTACCGTCCGCAAAAGGAGGATCTTTTTCTATACCTTTTCTACTTCTACCATAAGTAACTTGTTTTAGATTGCTTAAAACTTTGTTTACTTGATCCGGAGTTGCACCTGCACCACTTATAGCAGAAATAACTTCACTTATAGTATTTGTTGTTATATAAAAGGAGGTTTTTTGAGCAGTTTGCTCTTGTTCCCTTAGTTCAGAGACACCTGTTTTTAATATAACATCAGTTGATATTCGGTTAAACCAATCTCTGTATGCTTGAGATTTAATAACATTACTAAACTCTTGAACACTCATGAATAATCCACAGTATAAAGATCCAACACACGCTTAATGTTTGCAGGAAAGTTTGTGTCACTAACATACTGAATTTGTGCAGTATTGGGATTAGGCATTAAGTGAGTGTGTACAGCAGCATCGTTGCGAATGTAATAATCCAACATGTCCATGGTGGCCAGTTTCAAATCGCCGGGTAAGACCTCATAGCCTGCAGTATAAGTTACACGATAACCACGTATTGCTTTAGGCCAGCGCACATTACTCAAACACAACACTTGGTCACCATCCAACACCCAGTCCACAAACTCTGTTAGGGCAGTATAAGTCTGACCATAGTCCGCACTATATTCTACTGCACTGATGGAGATCACGGGTGTTTCTGCCAACAAAAAACCGGGATAATCGCCAGCAAACACTTCCGTCTTGGCGTCATCTACCCACTCATTAAACCGTCTGCGGCAGGTTGATTTTACCAGCTCACTTACACGTGGTATCAATTGGTCAATCTTTGAATCCAGCGTAGTGCTGGAGATCTCTTTGTATGTCTTGTATTCTGCTCGGGTAATTAAATCATATGCCATTTTTATACCTCGTATGTCTTTTAAAAGCACACAGTATGTGCTTTTAAAAGACAGGGCCGAAGCCCTGTCTTTAAAGCAAAAATATCAAGTAGCTGTGTATGTAAGCTTGGTTACACCAGCGCCAAGGTTGGAGGTAACTTGAACCATACCTGTACGCATACTAGCAACCATAACGCGACGCTGTGTCTCAACCAGTTCTTGTGTGTCAACACGTAAACCACGCTGATTACCAACCAAGAAGTTGCCGGGTGCAAAGCAAATTGCACCAACACCGGAAGCAACAGGATCAGCAAGTTCGCCGCTAACTAAAACAGGCGAATTACCAATTTGTCCGATCTGACCTGTTAACAGGGTAGCTTGAGGACCAACTTTGTCCATTGTTTGGAATTGCGAATCATCAAGCAGATTGTAATACACAGAGCTATTAACAATGTAAACAACATCAGCAGGATCCAGACCCCAAACTGCTAAACCTTTGCGCATTGAACGAAGTTTTGCAACGTCTGCAGCTGTGGTTGTAGTAGCGAGAGTAGCATTGGTGTTAACGCCAGTACCGACTGCACAAGTTGCTAAACCTTTAACAGGGTCACTGCCGCTGCCTGCACCTAACAAGAAGGCCTTGTCGATAGCGCGAGCAACACGACGAATCATACCATCACGAACAACAGGCATAATGACTAAAATAGCATCTTCTTCTTCTTCGTATGCTAAATACTCGTTTGTAGCAACTTTATAAGCATTTAAAGTGATTTCTCTAATAGCATGTGTTGCATTGTTACCAGCGCTAGGACCCGCAGAACCAAGAGTTCCAGGAACAGCACCAAAGTTGGCATTGGTAACCCATGTGGCAGTACCAGCCTCAGGATTAACTGGAATTGTCATAACATTTGTTTGCATTGGAATGTTACGGAGCAGAGGAGCAACCACTAAGCGGCGACGAACCTCGTATTCCATGTTTAAGGAAACTTCAGTTTCCCAAATACTTGTACCAGTTACACCACCAATAGTATTACCGGTAGGAATGTGCGCACCTGATTTTTCAATTAAACTACGACCAAATTTGGTGTCTTCAATTGACTTGTTGCTCATACGAGCTAAAAGAACGGCCTTTTCTTTGTCGGCATATGTAATGCCTTCAGAACCTTTGTTATCAGCAAAACTCATTTTGCTGCGCTGAATAGCCTCAAGCTCAACGGCTTTTTCTTTTAACGCAGTATGTAAGCCTTCGATAGCGCTACGGCTTTGCTCGTTTTGCTCAGCAAAACGCTTCTCAACTTCAGCGAGTAAACGCTCAGCACCACTTTGACCGACTTCAACTGTAGAAGCTACAGCGGCTTTGATTTTTGCTTCTAATTCAGCTTCTTGAGCTTCTTTAGCAGCTTTTTCTTGACGAGCCTTGTCTTGCTGGGCAAAAACTGCCTTGGTTGCATCTTCAGCAGCTTGACGAGCGGCATCGGCTAATACTTGTTTGATTTCTTCTGGACTCATTTTCCATTCCTTACTAGTTGGCTTGCTTTCTGCTTCCGTTGAGGATTCTAGCCCTTTAGCTGATTCGCTGTTGGGTGCAAATTGCATTTTAAAAGATTGATACTGTGTGGCCGAATCAAAGGCCTTTTCTAAACTAAACAGGGTGTTTTGGTTAGCTGGAACTGAAACAACTGAAATTTCATGCAGTTCCAATTCTTTTACTACAAATAACTCTGTAGCTTGGTTATATTCAGCATCAACAATACGAAAACCGATGCTAAATGCTGTTAAAATACCGTCACGAACTAAATTGAAAACTTCCGTGGCAGCGGACGAAATGCGGGCTTTAATCCACAGGCCTTTACTATCTACGCGATGATCAATCATGCGACCCACAGGTACATCATGTTTGTGAAAAGCTAAGATAACTGGATTCTTTAAGTAGTTGGCCATGCCTTTTTCCCAGACACTAACCGGTACTACATCTCCTTGACGATCAATGTCGTTAGTACTTGCGTAACCGCTAATAGTAACTGATGCATTTTCGTCTTCTGTGCCTGCAGGTAGCTCACTTTTAATAACAGTATTACTAACCTGAAGGTATAGTAATTTGTCTTTGTCTACCATACAAATTTCCTCGTTAAATTAAGGTTTGGGCTGTTCTTGAGGACGACCGCCCACACTGGGATTAGCTGCCGAACCAGCTATATTAGCCGGTACACGCAATTCGTCGTGACCTGGCTTTGGCGCATACCGCAGCTCTGTACGAGCTTCGTTAGCACTAATAACACCACCGTTTACTAACGTTGAGTGATAATTTGCAATGTCTTTTAATTCAGGCTGTAATGCACTTACATTTGACACAATGGTGTCTATGTCGTACCCAAAAAACCGTTCCAATGAGCTTGTAAACTTGCGTGTGATTGGCAACACAGTTTCTAAGTAGAAAAGTCGTAGATTGGGTGAAATATTGGCGTTGTTGCCACCGTCTAATAGTATGGGTGGAACGCCTAAGGCCTGAAGAATTTTTGTGGAATTGGTTTTGATTGCTGTATCAAAATCCATGTCGCGAAAGTTTGTTTGTGCAACGGGATAGGGCTTCAATCCCGAATCCAAAATCACAGGTCGGCGGCCACCGGCTTTTGGATTGTACTTTTGAATCCAGTGTTGGATTGTACGCTCCTTGGCAACTTGACTTAAAGTGTTGTCTGTGGTAAACACAGTTCCAAACATAGCTCCGTTGTTAAAGAAGTTTGTTTGTAGTTCTTGCATTGCGTAGAGTGTGTTGATGGAAGTTGTACAACTTTGCAGTCTGCTCAACCCACGATAGATAGACACATTAGAAACATCTTTAAACGTAAATATCTCGTTGGGACTGAACTCAATTGCCCCACTCATATAAATGTACTTCGACACAAAAGTTTTAGGGTCTGTTTCAATTGTGATCTTTGATGCTGGTAAGTGATATAAAAACGCACCATCAAAGTAAACAAACACGTTGCCTTCTAGCAAAAAGTCTGTAAAGCAATTTTGACGAAAGTCTTGGATTGACTGATAAGGATTTGGTCGAAAGTTTAAAAGGGTGTTAAGTTGCTTTTTACGCATGCCGGGTGCTACAGCATCGGGCAAACCGTCCTTGACGTCATAATCCAACGAACTAGCAGCGTCTACAATCATTGATACACCGCGGTTGACAGCTTCTAACCGCTCAAACGCTTTTAAGTAGTTGGCTGCAGTGCCTTGTGTTTGTACATAATGCCCGGACTCAATTGCAATTTGTTGCTGAGCTGGGTTCAGTTTCTCACGAACCCAACCCGTAAAATTTTTATACATTCCCACGATTTATTCCTTTAAAAATTCTGAAAAGAAAGAACCGTAACTTGTTTGGGGAACAGCACCACCATTACACTTTTGTTTTTGAATGTTGATCCAACGAACCTGACGAGGTGCACTTGATTCTGCGGGACTTTTGCCGTAGATGGAGTGTAGCTGCACATGATGAGGGTTACAAAGAGTGTAAACCTGATTGTACAATTCGTCGTGGTGTTTTTCAATAAATTCGTCACGCACTTCTAGTATACCAGAGTCTGTACCGATATCATAACCCATCTTCACAGCCCAAGTTTCAAGCAACCGGGTAATGGAGTGCGTATGATGTAACTCTAGTTCTAGAGTGGTGTTGCAAATGTAACAACGATCTTGTTTTTCATAAGCCCGCTTTGCTCTGTCACGTACCCACTTTACAGCTATTCGTTTATTTGTATTTACTGCCATTTTTTAATACACGGAAATTTTAGTAAATTATAACATCGTTACCACAAAAAGTCAATGATGAAAATTTTTATTGCCTAAAATCTCACACTTGATCTTCAACTCAGAATTGTTTATAATGTATAAGTGTAGAGTGCATATCGCAATGCATCAGCCATGTGACTATAACGATCGTGCACAGGTTTCTCGCGAGTCAAGGTGTTTTTAGAATCCCAACGGTATTGATCCAAGCAACTTAACACCTCTTCGCAATGCGGAGCGACTCTGAGCCGATTGGTTTCAATCAAGTTTTGCACGTAGGCAATGCCGGGTAACACGTCTTTTTTAGCCTTAATGGTTGGTATGTTGTAAATGTGAGCCAAGTCTGATGCAAACTGTGCTGCTGCACTATCAATAAAGATCGAATCAATGGACCATTTTTCAATCAATTGTTGAAACGCTTGGGCATGGTCTGACGTGCTTACCCCAGCTCTTTCATAACAATCAACAACCCAAAATAAATCACTGTTAGGCTGATAGGCCAAGACCACGAAGCTGGTAGCATCTCGATAACCCGGATCGCAACCAGCAAAAAACTCGCAACCAACACTATCCGATAAATCTTCCACATATTTTGTCGTATCAAAATTGTAAATCTGACCCTCAAATTCAGTGAATGAGGCTTTGTATTCTTGCTCAAACTCACTTTTACTCATCGAGCGTTGTGCTTCTTCAACGTCGCGCTGGCTCATGCGAGCATTTTCTGAATAGTCTGCTTGGAGACTCACCCATTCGGGGAAGCCATCACTGAACCCACGGTTGTAAAAGTTGGTAAACCAGTTTGACTTGCCGCGAGGCGTTGAAATAAAAATGGCCTTACTATTAGGTTTGTCGAGTGTGGGTCTGAGAGCAACATTAAACGCGGCTTCGCCATCGGTTCCCAACGCAGCCTCATCAAAGATTATTAAATCGTAACTTCGACCAACTGTTGAATCAACTGTCGACAGCGAACCCATGCGTATTGTTGACCCGTTTGAAAGTTCAATCAATTTGTCTTTTAAGTTGTCGCGTTGGATTTCCAGGTCGAAGTGATTGATCAACTTACGCTGCAGTTCGAATGAAATACTACTCAAGTTATAGTTG